TGATGCACATAAAAAGCTTGGATTTCATGAGAATGGGATCTCTAAAGTTACTCACGACCCGTCCGACCAAGGTCCGGACCCTAAAGCCGTATGTCTTCGTATTGGTAATGTAATTAAAGAAGTAGAGGAGCGCGACGATTTAGACGTCAATGAAGGAATGGATTGGGCTACAGGCTACGCAATACAGAATAACGCAGACCAGTTTGAGTATGACGTGGGTGGTATGGGTACAGGCCTCAAGAGGCAGGCAAACCAAGCAATGGATGGAAAGAAGATAGAAGTCTTTCAATTTAATGGCGCATCTTCACCCGATAGGCCAGATTCCATATATGAGCCAGCCAAGGGTGACAATCTCAAGAAGCAGAAAACCAATAAGGAAATGGTTAGAAACTTGAGAGCGCAATGTTACGACTCGCTAGCGGGTAGGATATACCTAACATACAAAGCCGTTGTGGATAATGTAATGACTGACCCAGAACGATTGATTTCGTTTAGCTCAGACATAAAGCACCTAAGCAAGCTTAGATCAGAGTTATGCCGAATGCCTATAAAGCCCAACGGGTCTGGCTTGTTTGAATTATATACAAAAGATATAATGCGAAGTAAGTTTAAACTGTCAAGCCCCAACTTGGCTGATTGCGTTATGATGTCGGAGCGTGTGCACATCAAGCGAAAGGAAAAAGAAGACATAAGCCACCTTATGGGTGGTAGTGTTAATCATTGGTGAGTACATGAAAGAAATTAGTGACATTCTAGTAGATTTTAATGATGCGATTGCATCTAACTACGACAATAACAAAGCGTGCTTAGAAGACATTGAGTTTGCAAAGATTGCAGGTGCTCAATGGAAAGGCTCAGACGCAGAGCAGTTCAAGAACAAGCCCAAGCCAGAAAATAATAAGATATTCAAACAGATAAACCGCCTATTGGGTCAGTACCAGCGCATGGAGATGAATGCCAAGATTGCATCAGCTTCTGATGACGCAACAGACGAAGATGCAGACATTCTTCAGGGTAGATGGCGGAATGACTTTAATATGTCGGACGGAGTGGAAGCGCTAAACAATGCAGCAGATGAGGCATTTTTTGGTGGATTTGGTGCCTTTAAGTTAGCTGCCAAGTATGAAGACGAAGAAAACCCGAAAGATGAGAATCAATATCTTTGTATTGAGCCTATCTATTCCGCTCCCAGCTCCGTGGTGTTTAGTGCTGGCTCTATTCGTAAGGATAAGCAGGACTCTAAGCAGGCTTGGCACTTAGTCCGAGTTAATCGAAAGGAGACTGAGGAAACATACGGGCTTGACCTGTCATCGTTCCCAGAGTCATTAAGCTTTTTTCAATGGTGTACGGAAAGCACAAAGGATGTCTATGTAGCGCACTACTATGAAGTCATTGAGAAGGTATTGGTCGAACATGATTTTGGTGATGGCTTAGTCATTACGACTGGTGATGGCATAAAAGACAACATGGGTAACAAAATTACCCGTGATGAACTGTCAGCGCTAAAGGATGTCAACGAGTACGAAGTAAGACGCAAGCGCGTAAAATATGTCGAATACGCTCTAATGAGTGGCGACAAATTCCTGATTAAGCCGCAAAAGACAGCATTTAAGTCAATCCCAATTATTCCCCAGTACGGCTACCACACAGTGATTAATGGTGTTGAGCATTATTGTGGTGAAGTATGTAGGCAGCGAGACAATCAGCGCTTCTTGAATATGGGATTTGGCGCCCTAATGGAGATTTTGGCCCAGCCTCAGGTAGAAATCCCAGAATACATACCAGAGCAAGTAAACCGTTTCAGTTCAATGCACCAGCGCAAGGGTTTAGACAATCCTGCTTACTTGCTTACAGACCCAGTAACGGATGAAGATGGAAATATCAGGCACCTAGGCCCAATAGGGAAGAGTACGCCGCCTAATATCGGGAGCGGCATGGCTTCCGCTTTGCAGTTTATTAATTCTAACATTGATGAGCAGGGTGGAGTTGGCCAGAGCACATTGCCAAGTAATACGGCAGCCGATGCTATTAAGCAAATGAACGAAAGGCAGGATGACGCTTTTCAACCCTTGTTTCAGAATGCTATTCAAGCAATTAAAACGGCTTGTAAGGTGTGGATACCAGCAGCGCAAAAACTCTATTTCTCAGGCTCTAGACAGATACGCATTCAAGGCCCTGATGATTCCTACTCGCAGGTAGAAACACTGGGTTATGCTGTTACTCCAGAAGGGTTCGGACCATACAAGAACTCAGCGCGAGGCCGCTACGATGTAACTGTCAAGATCGGAGAAAGCCACAAGGGAATGAAAGAGGCGGAACTGGCAGCGGCTAGGGAGCTTCTACAGTATACAGATACGTCAACGCCAATGGGGCAGGCTGTCTTAATGTCAGCGGTACAATCCACTACGGGCGAGAGTATGGCAACCGTTCGCAAGATGGCTCGATACAATGAGATCAAGATCATGCTATCAGAGGGTATTGATCCTGATCTTAAGACGGATGAAGAAAAGCAGTTTGCTCAGGGTGTTATGATGCAAATGCAGCAGGCGGCTCAGCAATCTCAAATGAACAATCCAATGATGATAGCTGCGCAAGCGGAAATGCAGAAAGCTCAGGCTGATATGGTTGATGCGCAAAACAACAGGGCTAAGATTGCGATAGACGCAGAGAACGCGCAAACCAAGCGCATTCAAGCCATTGCGTCGGCAGCTAAGTACAACGCAGACGTATCGAAGACTATGCAGGACATAGACACACAACAGCTTGATAATGTAATCAAGATCGCGGAGAAGACGGGGGTTTAGCGCCCCCCTTATTCCACCTCCTTACAAAAAAAACCTTGTATTTCTAACATAATTGCACTAGGCGCGTCTTAGGTATAAAATACGTTTATGGGTTCTATGACCCCTATAAGTCATAGTTATACGTTAGCCATAAGAACGAGGAATATTTATGGATTCTGGCAATATGTCCGAAGTAGAAATTGAAGGTGCTCAACCTAGTGAAGTTGTGGCGACTGACCTAGAGGCAATCGATACCCCGCCACAGGTAGAGGAAACAGAGCAGCCATTGGTTTATATCGAGGATGAAGGCGACCAGCAAGAAGAGCCTAAAAGTGGAATGGATGAAGCACAATTACGTGCTGCAATGCGTGAAGAGCGTGAAAAGCGCAAACGCAAAAATGCCGAGCTAGAAGCGGCAAAGAAGGAAAAACAGGAATTAGAAGAACGATTAGCACGAGCTGAAAAGCTAGCGTTTGAGGCTGCTGTAGGGAAGAAGCCAAACCCGAGCGATTATTTAGATGCAACTGATTACGATCAGGCGCTATCCAAATATAACGAAATGGTTGGTAACTACTCCCCAAAACAAGCCGAAAGTGCAAAGCAAGAAGAGCAAAGCCAATCTGGAATTCAATTATCTGAAGATCAGGAGCTACATGCTTATAAGACACGGGCGGAATTAAGACAATTCCTACCTGATTATGACGAAGCAGAAGCTCGAATTGATAATGTGATGCGCCAAGCCGGTCTAAATGTTGAGCAAGTAAAAAGCAGCTTGATTGCTTTAACTGCCTTGCATGGCATTGACTACGCGAAAGCGGTTTACGCATTAGATCGTATTCCTTCCTTGCGTGATGAGCTAGGACGCGCCCCTAATGAACTGGCACTTGCTCAGGTCATGAAGAAGGCAGCGGACAAGGTAAAGGTTAATCATCCACAAAAGATAGACACAAAACCAGAACCAGAGCTAACAAGCTCAGGCGCGGTTCATGCTTCTGCACAGATGGTCGAAAAGCTACGCGAGAAGTGGGCGGAAACCGGAAGCGCAGCGGATTACAAAGCGCTTAGCGAAGCTCGAAAAAAACTAAAGGAACAAGCAAATGGCTAACACATTAATTAAAGACGTACATACCCTCGTAGATGAGGTTGTACAAGAAACAGACATGATGTCCTCATGGACCAAGCAATTACCAGTCTTTGAATTTGGTGATATTGAAGGTCAGCGCCAAGGTGACATTGAATACATTCCGGAAGAGTTCCGATTCGAAGCGGTAGATGGCTATCAGTCCCAGTCTGATAATTCAGACGTTCAAGACTTGGTAGACCGCTTAATCCCGATTCGTCGAAACAAAGCTTTTAACATCAAGTCAAAGATTGGCACCGAAGAGCTGCGCGATCCTCGTTTACGTACCATGGCGGTTCGCGGTTTTGCTCGTGAAATCCGAAATGCTATTGATGTTTACTGCTACGACAAGGCAATCACTCGCGCTCAAATGGTTCAGCCATTAGCAGGCGCTAGTGCTGCCCAGTCTGACCTTAGTGCAGCTGAAGTACTAATGGCCGACAGTGGTTTGTCAATGTACCGTAAGAATATTTTCTTATCTCTGCCTCACTACAAAGACTTGGCGGACGGCCTAGCGAACAACCCTCAGTACAACGGTATGCCAGAAAGCGCTTACAAGTCCTCAGTGATTCCTAATCAGGTTGGTGGCTTTGATATGGCAATGAAAGCGGACTACCGTAAGACTTT